GTTGCGGCTGTGCGGGTTTTTTGGAAGTGTTCAGTCCGAGCCTCCCCAAACTTACTTAACGTCTCAACGCCAAATAGTTGGTAGTCTTGGTCAATCGCAGTCCGAATCTCTTCGTCTTCAATACCTTCCATGATTCCCAAGAAGTGTTTGTTTAACTCTTGGCCTACAAACTCTTCACTTTGTTCGACCCAGTCTTCTTGGTTTTCAGAAAGTTTTTGTAGCCATGAAGCCTTACCTTGCTCAAACTTGAGCTTGGCCTCAAAAGCCTTACGCTGTGCTTGCTTACGTTCAATCTCTGCCTGACGCTTGCGGGCCAGACGATCTGCTTCAGCTTGTGCTTCAGCCTCAGCTTGTTGCTGTTTCTCGAACTCACTTTTGACTGCAGGGGCCAATGCTTTGACCGCAGTGAGTAGTTCGCTTTTGGGTTCTTCTCGCTCCGCAGGGCGTACAAAGACATCAACTGGAGAGGCGACAGGGTTAATACTTGTAGGCGTTCGCAAACGCTCTACTTGAACTCGTCTTACCATATCATTTACCTAAATGTTCTTAGTCCAGCATCTTGATCTGCCAGCATTTGTGATTGTGTAGAGCCGATATCAGTGTTGTATCGGAGAGCAGTGGCTGTGTTACCAGGGGTTTCTATGCCTTGATCTAGCGCACCACCCTGTACCAACGCACCTCCCACTTCCAATGCCAAACCTGCAGCAGATGGTTGTGATGCTTGAGCAATACTTCCGATTCGGTTCAGCATTTCAGAGTCATATTGCTGACGCTGTGTATCTAGTTGTTGATTGACGTTGCTTTGGTTACGTTCGAGGGTCTGTAGGCCACGTAGTCTGTCAGCCTCGTAAGAATCAATGAGGGCTTTTACAGAGTTACCTGCCACACCTGCTTCACCAGCAGATACGACAGCACGTGCCTGTTTACGCAAAGCCTCCAGGCTTAACGTTCGTTGTTCTTCTGCAGTCTTTTCTTCTTCCTGTGACTGTCTCAAGGCTGACTGCCTAACCTTGAGGTCACGAGCAATGATTGCGTTCTGTCGATTCTCAGCGTACCGAGCGTTCTGGGCATCTGCCTGGGCACTCTGTTGCTGGTAAGACGCAACCGCACCAACAACCCGCAGGGCTGTCATGGCAGTAGCGGGATCACACATTGTCTATCCTCACAAACTCGTAAAAGGGTTTTTGTTCGTACCCGTAGTCTTCAATCAATCTGACAAATTCAAAGCCAAGCCATTTCAACCAACGGATTGCTACGGTGTTCCGCTTGTCCACGTAATTACACAGGACTGGGTATTTACTGTTGACTTGGTTTACTGTTGACTTGGTTTACCCAATCGAGGGATTGAGGGATAAATTCTCTGGAGACCTCTGGCAGTCGGTCTGACGCGAGTAGCCAAGGAACTCCCAAGAGAGGATCGTTCGTGGGGCAGACCCCAAACATACCGACAACCTCTCCATCAGGAGCAATGATTGTGTGGCTTTCGTCAGAGCTTGTGTAAGACAGGTGTAAGGCCAACAGCGGTTCATAGCCCGCTGCAGCCTGTAGTTCTCTTACATCTTGTTGTCTGACTTTTGGGGCAAGCCTCAGTACATCCTCCTCCTCAGAGGGTCTGTAGTAAGGTTGCATTTAGAGTCTCCGAGACCTCATCACAAAGAACCCTTCCCACTCTGCGCTTTGAAAAGCACAAGGAAGGTGGCTACTTGATACAAGGTCGATTTGTACTTCTTGAGCGTTACTGTTCACACCAAACCGGAACGTTCCAGTTTCAATAGCAACCTTGCCAAGGATGTTGGCGGCTGCACCCACTAACCGGCCTGTAAACTTAGAGCGTTTAGTTTCTCGGGCTGTAGGTGTGACTTCAGCTTCAAAGAAGCCTGTACGGTTGTAGACCACGTTCCAGTTACGGATCTGTAACCGACCAATGGTCATAGGTTCATTTTCGTTTTTAACAACTTGTTCCGAGAAGCGATACCTAAAGGTGTATGGGACACCTACAAACACTGACCCACCTACACTGTCTAGATAGGCTTGAGCAGCATCATAGTCATCTAAGAGTGTCCCGTTGTGTCCCAAGAAAAGGGTTGAGACATTGTGAGGAGGTACGTCAGATGAGGATGTCATACGATAGCGTCGATCTAAGTGGACACTAAAGTTTGCTGTGGTTTGTTCCTCAGCATCGTCTTCAGACAGGTTCATGCGCTCTAAGAACACACCGTCTGAATACTTCATTAATAAGTAGATCTCAGACTTGTTGAAAGAGACGTTGAGGACTTGCCCTGAGAACGTCCAACGTGACCAAGATGACTGTAGCTTTTCGTTGCCCTGCCAATAGTACCGGTACACGTAGATGGAGTTTGGGTCATCATCTGTTAAACACAGAAGCATGTCCTCGTTAGAAGATGCTTCCATGGTTTTGATACGACCTTCAATGTAGGACGGTACGTGAGCTGTGATATCAGCCGCATCGTCTACTTCAGAATCCAAGTCTACAAAGTATTCACGGACCCCTGAGTATTTACCACGGTCTGTCGCAAAGAATACATACCGACCTGCCCCTACTGGCTTGGCTTCCAAGCTCGCCTCAAACTGTGTTGTGACATCAATTGAGACAGTATCGGGGGTTAGTAGGTCTGTAGCGTCCAGACGGAACTGAGTCAGGTCTGAGAAGAGCAACAGAGATTCTGTGAAAGGTACGGCGTGTCTGAGCAAGGAAACCTTGTTGTTAGACACAGCGACATCAATCACATCTGAATCTAGGAGAGTGAGTGTGGTGCGCTTGAAAAAGTTGAAACTTTCAAACTGACCAGCCTCAGCAAAGATAACGTTCTCATCTGCCAGTACGCCTAAGCGATTACGGTGAAAGAAGATGTCAGCTAACGGATACCCAATGAATGATGGGAAGGGGTTAGTGTCATCATCACCGACTGTGCGAGATGCATACGTGCCCTCTTGGAAAGCAAACGAACCATCAGTCTGCCTTACCAATTGGTGCGGAAGTGTAGATGCATCAATGTCTGTTTCGATATTAGGAGCAATCGTCTCCTTCCAAACCTGCCCACCGTTGTCGTCAATACGCAACTCGACATAGTAGTCATCCTGTCCCTTATCATTGTCACCCACTACACCAATGACAAACCCCTCCTTACCTGAAGGAGGAAGATCATCAAAGTCTGCAGTTTGGTTCTTAAAGGCAAACAGGTGGTTGTTACCACGGGAGTCCTCTACTTCGATATCAAAGTCATCACCGTTAGTAGACTCGTAATACAAGACGTTACCGAACTGTGTGACGTTCATACCAGGGATATTCGTAGCCCCTGTTGAGCCGTAGTAAGTAGACTCAGTGCTGGTTTGGATGTTGAGGTTTTTAGCAATACGGTCAGTCTGGATAGACCGTTCAGCGTTAGACGTTTCGGTCGTATTGTCCTGCGTACTGGACATAGTCTCGATCTGGCGGGTGTAGACCGTACCGCCTTTGGTAATACGGACGGTGTACTTACACCGGTAATCGCCCTGCTTTACATACACCATAGCTTCTGGAGGACGCGAGGAGGAAGTGTTGGTATCTTTAGCAACGGTGACGTTTTTGTTGAGGATAAAGGTGTAATCCGCAACGGTAGTAGCAGCAAGCTCCTCTGATGGACTCGTAAGTCCCGACAAGTAACTCGCGTCTCCAGAAACTGTACGCTCTGCCCCGTCTGCATCAAACACTTTAATAGCGTCTGTTGTCACGACTAGAGTGTAAAACTCACTGTCGTCTCGACGGATGGTATGCACGAATGCGCTTTCTATATCACTTATAGATCCTAAAGAGGCAATATGCTCTGTAGGTGGACGTTTTGACAGACCTGTCACTACTGATGACAGTCCGTTCTCTTGGAGTTCAGCCTGCGTCTTCAGTCGGAGTGATGGAGGTTGCTGACTGACCCCGTTAATGAGGTTCGGGATAGACGCACTGACTAAAGCCATTAGTAAATCCTCTTACCTGAAATACGATCTACAACTGCAAATACGTCATAGTTATCTAGAATGTTGAAGTCAGAGGTATCACCCTCTGTTTCTTTGAGTTCGTAGTAAGCACGTGCTTCATCCTGCTCTTGGAAACCATGGAGAGTGCTAGACCCTACGACACGGTCTTGGAAGGTACGTGCTGACTTGACTGTGATGTACCGCTTGGCAACCTCGGGAAGATCGTCAAAGTCCAAACCAACCACGATATCTAGCTCAACAGTCTTTGCGATGTTGAAGGTGTGGTTCCGTTTGTCGTACATACGGTTGCCCCGTTGAACGAGGTCTAGAGTCAACCCTGAAGTGGTTTGCCGGTTGATACTATCGGCATCAATGTTGGCATCAGCTTTCAGGATGTTGGCAGGAAGAATAATCTCCCCGTTTAAATTTGGTGAATACCGCACTTTCTTTTCGCGGTTGAAGTGCCACGTTTCAGACTGCACTGCACGTGACGTAGCATCAAGGATAGTCTCTGCAAGTTCTGCGTCCACTAAGCCAGACGACAGGCTGTTCACAGGGCTTTCCCCAATGGTGGACAGCATAATGTTTACTGCCTCTAACTTTGTGGTAGGTGTCATGCTGGAATCCTATCGGTTACTTCTTTTTGTACTTAGCTGTCTTAGCTGAGTTACGGAAATCTTTAGCTGAGGGAGCACCCTCTTGACCTGGCTTTCGCATGGACTCACCAGACCCACTTGCAATACGCTTTCGCTTTGCATGGATGTTTGCGTACAAACCTTTCTTAGACATGGATATCTCCTAACAAAAAAGGGAGACCAGAAGGCCTCCCCTTAGATTGCTTATGCTGCGTTCAAAGTGATCGCGCAAGCTGGGCGTAGGATGTTGTGACCCATAGCGTACTTAGCCACCATGAGTGTTCCCTGACGCTCGATCTGGTACTCAGACTCAACGCCAAGGTCGAGCAACTTAACAGTCGCCGCCGCGTCTTGTGTGAATACGAGACCACGTACTGCTGAGTAGTCAGCTTCATAAGCACCAGAGTTAGTGCTTGGATCAGGCGTTGCACCTGTAGTTGACTCATCAGTAGTAGGGATGTGGTTAGACATCATTACACGCGCACCACCGATGGTAGGTGCAGTCGCAGTAGCGATAGATCCGTTACCACCTACGTCACGGTTCATGTAGGCCAGAGTGTTAACATTCTGGTCAGCACCGAACAGTGCGTAGTATTGCTGTGGAGGAAGTACAACAACTTTCTCTTGCGTGATGTCTTTCTTGTCAAACTCTTCGAGAGCATCGTAGATCGCCTTAGCAATCTTAGAGCCATCTGTAGCGTCTGCAGTCAAAGCACCGATAGTGACGTTAGAAGTGTAAACTTCGTCATCGAAAGAAGCACCGAACTGTGATGCTGCAGCAGTCGCGTCAGTGATAGAAGCGGCCTTAGCGATGATACGAGCGATGTTCTTGTCAGCAGTGTTAGAAAGGGCATAACCCATTTCTGTAGTGTAGACAGAACGCACATCGTAGTGGTTCATAGCTTCGTCAATGTTTGAGATGAAAGAGCTAGAGATCAGCAAGTCATCTACTGTGACTACACGCTCTGCGTGCTTGATCTTGTCTGCTTCAATCATTGCACCAGGAGTGTGGTACTTAGCAGACGATACGCCAGTCAATGGGAATTGAGCAGACTTACCGTTTGAAATGTTACGTGTGCGGTGTAAAGGCATGAAGACGTTACGCTCTTCAAATGCAGTCAATACTTCACCGGCATACAGTTTAAGGAATAACGCACGAGCGTCACCGCTTGCGTTTACTTGGCCCAAACGTGATGGGGCTTGATCTGGAAGTGCCATTATGAGTTACCTCTTAGTAATGAATGGTTGAGTTTTTGTGTTCCTACTCAGCGCATCCGTCACATCCTTTCGCTCAGGTTGTCTCCCACGGGAGGCCAGAGGTAATTGTTTGCAATGGGTTGCCTTTTGGATTACCCTTGACAGAGCAAGGTATAATCAAAGACTATTTCAGTCTTAAAAAAGACGGGACTAAACAGCCCCGCCCTGATCAAGGAGACAGTTAAAGAACGTTAGACCGCGCTAACTTCTCAGTTACGGTCTGACGGTAAGCGGGATCAGCGTTGTATCTAGGGTCACGCATGGCTGCTGTTAGTTCTGCAACCGATTGAAACGCCCCGCTTGTAGATGGTGTGGAGTTCCCTTGCATGAGCTTAGGAGCTGAACCCTCTACAGAACGATAACGCGCTGACAACCCTTCTACCGCGAGCTTCATTGCGGCAGGGTCTCCTGAATCGATAGTGCGGTTGAATGCACTTACTTCTTGGGGTGACAGGTTTTGTGATGCCCATTGGACAATCTCACCGTACTGTTCCTGCCCACCCACTACCTCAAAGACTGCTTGAGTTGCATCTTGAGCCAGGGCTTGCTGGCCTGCAATCCAAGTATCTACGAGAGTCTTGGGGAAGCCTGCCTCTTCTAATGCAGTGTATGCATCGTCAGTCAGACTTCCTGTTTCGTTATACTCTTCTTGGAACTTATTGAAGTCTAAACCGGCTGAGTCCAATACATTTGCCACCTCGGTAGCATCCGCATTAGCAGACGGTAAATCTTCTTTAGGTTGTTCCTGAGTATTCTCTGCTTGTTCTTCACCAGAGCCGAGCTTGCGCTCTAACTCGGAGTAAGCCTTTGCCATATCCTCGACTGACTTAAACTTCTCTGGAAGCCAGTCGGGTCGGTCTGGACCATTACTCTGCTCTAACTGCTCGGCTTTTGCGAGCATGGCTTCATCATGGCCCTCTGGGGCTTGAGAGTTATCACCCTCAAACGTATTAACTTGTTCCGTCATTAAGATCGTTCTCTTTGTGCCTGTCCAGCTTGATTGACAGCAGGAGCTGTAGCTTTCTCAGCCATACTTGCAGCAGTCTGTTGCAACATCATCTGTTGTTGTTGCGCTTGAGCCGCTTGTTGTTCCTGCGCTTTCTGTTCAGCGGATTTAATTAATCCACCAGTGTCGATACCGAGTGATGCACCTAACCGGTCAATGTAATCGTCTACATTCATTTCTTGGGCAATCACTTCAGTTCCTAGAGGCTGGAGGTATTGCAAGAATGTAGCGAGTTTGTTGAGATCTTGACCACGGCCTAATGCTTCAACGCCAGTAACGATAGTAGGCTTGACTGTGTTGTCAGGAAGTTTAGGCATCTTGCCTTCCTTCTCTAGGCGAGCAAGGAGTAACTTGATAAGGGGCATCTGGAACTCTTGGGAGAGAAGTGAGTAGATACCACCAAGTGCTGTTTCAAGTTCTTGAGCCATGAACCGGACTTCCTCTGCAGTAACTCGTTCAGCACTACGCTGGACTGCACTGTTCAGTAGGAAAGCGAACGAAAGACGTTCTGTAATTGTGTTCATGGTTTCCATAGCAACACGGAAATCACCACCCTTCTGTACTTGAAGTGTGGATACATCATTAGTGTCACCAGTCACGATTGCACCGTTGGGTGCTTCAGCAAGGTTCTTAGCTTTGGTCGTTCCGTTTGGACGGACTAAGAACAGTACCTTAGAACTAGCGGCTGACCCTTCCACAATGGCTTTGGTCAGTGCTTCTAATGATCTTAGGTCTCCAATGACTTCTTCAATGAGACCACGCCCATAGTCTTCACCGTCAATGCGGATGAAGCGTAATGGGATAAAAGGGTTTCGCTCTAGCGGGTAAGTACCACGGGAGTCTGGAACCTCAATACCCTGGATCTCTTGGTGTACTTCCCAGTTCTTTTCCTTGCGACACACATAGGTGTACAAGTCATAGTCCTTGGTACTGCGATCTTCTGGATCAGTCAGTAACTCTCGGACCTCTGGGGACAACATGAGTGGGGATACAGATTCCTTGGTGATGATCTCTATGACATTTCCCATAGCATCACGCTTGGTTACATACCGGTCTAACCGATAAACCCGCATACCTTTGTCATCGTTCGGCATATACAACAAAGCATTACCGGAAACGATTAACTGTTTGAGTGCTTCAAAGACAGGAACACGAATAGCTGTGCTCTCAATTTCCTGCAAACCTGCTCGCTCAATACGAGACAACGCATCTTCTACCGCACCCCGTTGATCAGAGCCAATCAGCTTTTCTAGATCAAAGTCGTCAATCGTCAAACGAAAGAAAGGACTGTTTGGTGGGAGTAGAGCGAGTAAGAGACGGGAAGCTAGATTGTTAACACCTCGGCTCCCTACAGACTGGTATGGTGTCTTGTAGAGAGTAGACCCGTTATGACCATCAGGTGGCATAAGGGTTGGGATGGTAAGTTCTGCTCCATCTCTGGCTCTTTGCAGGAAGGCATCTCTTGAAGACTCAAGCTGTGCGTAGCGTTTTGCTACTTCAGTGCCTTCATACATTTAATTAACCCTGTGGGATGTTGAGACCAGAACCTTGGCTGTTTACGTTGGCAGAAGAGGACAGCGGGATACGCAAACCTTTCTTACCTTTACGCTTCTTGTCTTGAGTCTCAGATGAAGTTTCCTCTTCGGATACATCCATATCTAACTCAGGTGACTTAGCGGTTACTGGGGCTGCCTGTGCAGGCGGTGGTGCAGGATCTGGTGATCCACCTCCGAAACACATAATTAATTCTCCTGTATCAGTTCTTCATACATGGCTCTGAGTTGCCTAACGACAGACTGCTGACCTTGTAAATAACGTAGTTGCTCGATAGTGATTTCATCGAGGGGAAGTGTGTTCGGGTACAGCTCTTCAAGGTGCGTTAACAGCCCTTCGGTAATACTGATATTTTGGGATAACACTTTCATAATATTTAAGTTTTTCCTACCCTACTTACAATAGGGGCACTTTCTATAAGTTGAGGAAAATGAGGGTGTTACCACCCCCAGTCCCCATCAATACCCGATGCGTTGTAATCAGTCACAACACCTTCAAAGAAGTTGGTGTGTCGAGTACCGTTTAGTACCCAATCTAACCACGGCAATGGGTTTTCACTGAGACCTTCCCAGTTGGGTTTAAGGCCGAGTTGCGTGAGTCTGCGATTAGCAATGAATCGGATA